GGTGTCGTCCCGGTCGGGAGGGTCCAAACATCTCGACCTCGGCCCTGCGCAATGCAGGTGCTTGACCCCTGATGCTGCGCAATGCGGCGAGGAGTGATGAGCGATGGCAAGTGGTGGCGCACGGAATCGGTCTGGCCCTGCGCCGGACCCGTCGTCTGGTCGTTCTGCCCGTCGCGGGTTGGCGCTCTCGTCTTTGCCGGCGGAGGGCTACTCGGGCGAGGTGCCTGAGTACCCGCTCGAGAAGGTGTCGGTCTACACGACGCACTACGAGGACAAGAAGCCGGCCAAGGAGCTCGACGAAGGCGAAACCGAGGGCCGCTGGGAGCGTGAGGGCGACCTCTGGGCGTGGGCATGGCGGACGCCTCAGGCGTCGGCGTGGGCTCGTGAGCCGTGGCGTCAGCACGCGGTTGCGATGTGGGTCCGTACGGCTGTGATCTGCGAGTCGTCTGAGGCGACGGCGGCGGACAAGAACAGCTTGCACCGGTTCGCTGACCAGATTGGCCTCACCCCGGCGGGCCTCAAGGAGAACGGTTGGGCGATCGCGGCGGATGAGGTCACGGCCCGACGTGAGGACCGCGACCAGGGCACTGACGAGCCCTACTTGGCTCCTGTGCGCCGCCTGAGGGGATGACCGATGACTCGCGCCACCGAGGTGACGCGCATCGACTTCCCCACCCTGGGTGACCTTGCCGACGGTTGGATCAGGCAGCACTGCCGCGTCCCGGATGGGTTCGCGGTGGGCGCCGAGTTCGAGCTGTCGGATTGGCAGTTCTTCTGCGTGGCGAACCACTACCGGGTGCGTGAGGGTATCGCGTTCAACCCTGACCCGATGAAGATGCTGCGGTCTCAGGCGTTCGTGTACCGGCGGTCGATGATCGTTGCCCCGCAGAAGACGGGTAAGGGTCCTCTTGCGGCGTCGATTACGGCGTTTGAGGGTGCGGGTCCGGCGCTGTTCGCGGGTTGGGCGAAGACTGGGGACGCGTACCGGTGTGACGAGAACGGGTGCCCGTGCGGCTGGGAGTTCCGGTATGCGCCGGGTGAGCCGATGGGTATGCGGTGGCCGACGCCGAAGATTCAGCTTATGGCTGCGTCTGAGGATCAGGTCGACAACACGTATGGCCCGTTGAAGAACATGGTTGCCATGGGTCCGATCGGTGCGTTGATGAAGGTTCATGAGTCGTCGATCAAGGTTGACCCTCTGCCTGGTGCGCCGGATGGTGCGGGCATGAACCGTATTGTCCCGGTGACGTCGTCGGGTCTGTCTCGTCTGGGGCAGCCGATTACGTTTGCGGTTCAGGATGAGAGCGGGACGTACACGAAGTCGAACCGTCTTGAGAAGCCTGCGAATGATCAGCGGCGCGGTTTGGCTGGTATGTCTGGTAGGGCGCTTGAGACGACGAACGCGTGGGATCCGACGGAGAATAGTGTTGCGCAGCAGACTTGGGCGTCTGCGTCTGCGGACTTGTTCCGCTTTTACCGGAACCCGGATCTCGAGCCGTCGTTGCGGAATGCTGATGGTGAGCGGTTGTCGTATCAGGACAAGCGTTCGCGGCGTCGGATTCATGCGTATGCGTATCGTGGGTCGCCGTGGGTTGACTTGGATGCGATTGAGGCTGAGGCGTCGGAGATTTTGCAGCGCGACCCGGCTCAGGCTGAGCGGTTCTTCGGGAACCGCCTGGTCTTTGGGCAGGGTTCGTGGTTGCCGGATGGTGCTTGGGCGGGGGCGTATGCCGGTCGTCGATGATGTGTGGTTGGAGAATCCGCCGGCGGGCATCAGTGTGTGTGGCGGGTTTGATGGCAGTGATTCGGATGACTGGACTGCGATCAAGCTTGAGACGCGTGAGGGCCTGATTTTCACTCCTCGGTTTGGTCCGGATCGTCGTCCGACGATTTGGAATCCGAAGGAGTTCGGTGGGCGGATTCCGCGTGGTGAGGTTGATGCTGCGTGGGATGAGCTGTCGCGCCGGTACACGTTTGTGCGCGTCTACTGCGACCCGGGGTTTCGTGATGAGATTTCGTGGGAGTCGGAGATTGAGCGTTGGGCGCAGACGTATGGCGAGAAGGTGTTTGTGCCATGGCAGATGTCGGGCAACTCGCGCCTGAACGCTACGTACGCTGCTCTGCGTCGTTTTGAGGCGGATCTTGCGGGTGGTCTGATCAAGCAGGATGGGTGCCCTATCACGGCAACTCATGTTGGTAACGCGCGGCGGATCGCTAAGACGATGGAGCGGTATGCGTTGGGGAAGCCGTCGCAGAATCAGAAGATTGATGCCGGCGTGACGTCGGTGCTTGCGCATGAGGCGGCATCGGATGTGCGCGCTGAGGGCTGGCCGGAACCAAGGAAGTCGACGTTTTACACGTCGTCCATGACGCGCAGGAGGTGACCGGGTGACTCCGGATGAGGCTCTTGCCGTGATTGCGAAGCTGTCTACACGGCTTCGTTCGAGGCGTCCTGACATTAAGACTGCGGTGTCGTACTACAAGGGCACTGAGGGGCGCCTGAGGTTCGCGTCGGACGAGTTCAAGGGGTATTTCGAGAAGCGGTTTGCTGGGTTCTCTGACAACTGGTGCATGCCGGTTGCGCAGGCCCCGGTTGAGCGTATGAAGCATCTGGGGATTCGCCTGGATGGTCCGGGGTCGAAGGTTGACACGGAGCTTGAGCGGACGTGGGGTGCGTCGGACGCGGATCGTGGGTTGTCTGAGGCGTTGCTGATGATGACGGTTGCGAAGCGTGCGTTTGCTCTGGTGTCTCCTGGTCCTGGGCGTGCCCGGATCACGTTCGAGCACCCGGACTCGTCGATCGTGTCGTATGACCCGGTGACGCGGCAGCGTCGATACGGGTTGACGATGTGGGAGGACGACGGCGTTGAGCACGCGAACCTGTACACGGGTTCGCAGGTGTTCGAGGCTGAGCGTGCGCAGAACTGGAAGGACAACGAGGACCGCCGGCAGGCGCCCGAGCTCGATGGGTGGGCGTTCACTAAGGAGAACTTCTTCCGGTCGCACTCGTTTGGTTCGGTCCCTCTGGTGGAGTGCACGAACCAGGCCCTCCTTGATGACGACCCCATCTCGGACATCTCCGGGGTCATGGCGATGCAGGACAGCATCAACCTGACGTGGGCGTACCTGCTGCACGGCTTGGACACGGCGTCTCTGCCGGCTCGCATCATCAAGGGCATCGACGTTCCGACGGAGCCGATCCTTGACGCGAACGGGCAGCAGATCGGTGAGCGTCCGATTGAGTTGGACCGCCTGATCCGTGACCGCATCATCTTCGTCCCTGAGGGCGGGGATATTGCGGAGTGGACGGCGGGCAACCTCGAGGCGTACTCGAAGGTCATTGAGCACGCTATCGACCACATCGCGGCTCAGACCCGCACGCCCCCGCACTACCTGATCGCGAAGATGGTCAACACGTCTGGTGACGCGCTGACTGTGGCTGAGGCCGGGTTGGTGTCGAAGGTGCAGGAGCGGACCGCGTATGCGACGCCGTTCGTGCGGGAGATCTACCGCCTGTGCGCGATTGCTGAGGGTCAGAAGGCGAAGGCGGAGCGTGTCTCGTTCGCTGAGGTGGCTTGGTCGAACCCGCAGTACCGGTCGGAGGCGCAGCTTGCTGACGCCCTGTTGAAGAAGCGGCAGATCGGTTACCCGTTCCAGTACCTCCTTGAGCTCGATGGGCTTGGCCCGGCGGATATCAAGCGGGTTATGGAGATGGTTCGCGAGGAGCAGGACGACCCGTATCTGGCTGCTCAGGGCGTGAAGGGGGCTGCTGCTGATGGTGTTGCAGCAGAGTCTTCCTCCGGCGGCGAGGGCGTACAGCCGGGGGCAGCGGTCTGAGATCACTGCGGCGGTTCGGGCGGTGTCGCGTCAGTGGCGTCGTGTCGGGTCGGACTTTGATGCGGGTTGGTCGTTGATCTACCCGCAGTTGGTGGCGATCACGGCGTTGGCGCAGGAGCGGGTGTCTGCGGGGGCGTTGGAGTACGTTCCGGCGGTTCTCGAGGACACGGGGCAGGTTGCTGCGATCGATGCGGTTGCGTCTGCGCGGGTCGCGCCCCTGGTTGGTGTGGCTGGTGATGGGCGCCCGGTGGATTCGCTCCTGTATGGGGCGGTCACCCGGGCTAAGACTCTGGTCGGGAACGGGTCGTCGTCGTGGGAGGCGTTGCAGTCGTCGCGGAAGTGGTTGTCCTCAACGACGGGCACGTTGCTGTCGGACACGGCGCGCAACGCTGAGTCTCTGCGTGCGGGGGTGTCCCGGCAGCCGGTCACGGGCTACGTGCGGATGTTGCAGACGCCGTCGTGTCCTCGGTGCGTGATCCTCGCGGGGAAGTGGTTCAAGCGGAACCAGGGCTTTCAGCGGCATCCGGGTTGCGACTGCCGGCACATTCCCTCGTCGGAGGCCGTCGGGGGCGATCTGACGGTCGATCCGATGGAGTACGTGAACAGTCTTTCGGATGCGGAGTTGGACTCGTGGGTAGGGAAGCCGTCTGCGGATGCTCTGCGTGAGGGCGCTGACCTGAATCAGGTTGTGAACGCCCGCCGTGGGATGCGTGAGGCGCAGATCGGTGGGCGGTCGGTCCTCGTGACAAACGAGGGGACGACAAAGCGCGGTTTTGCGTACCACCGTCTCCGGTTCTCTGGCGATCCGACCTCTTCGCGGCGTCGCCCCCGCCTGATGCCTGAGTCGATCGCGCGTGTCGCGAAGAACCGGGACGACTACCTGCGCCTCCTGCGCGCCAATGGCTACTTGCAGTAGCCCCACAGATTCCGGTCACGCAACGTGCCCGGTTCACCCTCTCGCAAGGAGAGTCATGTCTGACACGACCACAACCGAAGCGGCTGCGGTCGCTGAGGACACCACTGAGAACCCGCAGGTTGCTGACGAGTCGACTGCCAGCAACCCCGAGGTTGTCCCTGGGGAGGAAGCCCTGGGAGACCCCGGCAAGAAGGCCCTCGACGCCATGAAGGCGGAGCGGAACGCCGCGAAGGCGGAGGCCGCCCGTGTGGCGTCTGAGCTCGCGGCGCTTCGCGCGCAGGTGGAGGGCAAGGAGGCGGAGTTCCAGGCCGATCAGGAGAGGCGTGCCCTTGAGGCGGCAGCTCTTGAGAAGGCCAACGAGCGGATCAAGAAGGCTGAGATCCGTGCTGCGGCTGCCGGGAAGCTGAATGACCCGGCGGACGCTCTGCGCTACCTGGACATCTCGGAGTTCGAGGTTGGTGTAGATGGTGAGGTTGACACCGCGGCTGTTACGGCCGCGATTGAAGGCCTCGTGAAGAACAAGCCTTACCTGGCCGCGCAAGGCGGCAGCGCACCGTTCGAAACGCCCAGCGCGCATCGCAAGGAGAACGCGGGGCAGGTCTCCAAGGCCGAGCTCGAGCGGATGACGCCCGATCAGATCAATGCCGCACGCGCCGAAGGCAGGTTGAACAACCTCCTCGGCATCAAGCCCTAACCCTGAGGAGGGTTCCCCATGGCTATCACTAACTTCGTTCCGGAGATTTGGAGCGCTGCGCTCCTTAAGAACCTCCGCGACAACCTCGTCTACGGACAGGCTGGCGTCATCAACCGGAACTATGAGGGTGACATCGCTCGCGCCGGTGACACGGTCCACATCACGTCGTTCGTTGACCCCGCGGTTCGTGACTACACGAAGAACGGGACGATCACGTGGGATCTGCTGACGGACGCCACGCAGGCGCTCGTCGTGGACCAGGCGGACTACTTCGCGTTCAAGGTCGACGACATCGACAAGCGTCAGGCCCTCAACGGCTTCGTTGAGGAGACCACGCTTGGTGCGTCGTACAACCTGGCTGCGGAGGCGGACGAGTACCTGGCCGGCCTGATGAAGGCCGACGCCCTCGCGGGCAACAAGCTCGGTGCGAAGATCCTGACCACGCCGGAGGAGGCGTACGAGCTCCTGGTTGAGCTGCGTACGAAGCTGACTCGGTCGAAGACTCCTGCTGATGGCCGGTTCGCGGTCGTTCCTCCGGAGTTCTACGCGCTGCTCCTGAACGACGACCGGTTCATCCGTGCGGACGCTTCGGGTACCACGTCGGGTCTGCGGAACGGTGAGGCTGGCCGTGCGGCTGGGTTCACGGTCATCGAGTCGAACACGGTTCCTTCGACTGCTGTGACGGGTCCGCCTGCGGACACCACGTACACGGTGATTGCGGGTCACTCGATGGCGACGACGTTCGCGGAGCAGATCGCTTCGACGGAGGCTCTGCGTCTCGAGAACACGTTCGGTGATGGTGTTCGCGGCCTGCACCTGTACGGGGCGAAGGTTGTTCGCCCTGCCCAGCTCGCCACGGCTGAGGTCGACATCGACCTGGCCTGATTCTGAGGGGTGGTGGTGGGCGTGGCTGATCTCGCTGGTGTCGACGATCTCGTAGCGCGAGGGATTGACACGTCTGACACGGACGCCGTCTCCGCGTTCCTGGCTGCGGCTTCGGCCGCGGTCAGGAACGCGGCTGGGTCCACCATCACCCGTCAGGAGTCGATGGTCACGTTGTGGACTGAGCCGTCGCGGCGCATTGAGTTGCCTGCTCGGCCGGTCCACAGCGTGTCGATCGTCGAGTTGGGCGGTGAGCTGGTCACTGACTGGGTGTTGCGGGGTTCGTCCCTGTGGCGCGAGTGCCGGTGGCAGCGGCCGGGTGCGGTGCCGTCGGAGTTGGCGGTGATGTTCGATCACGGGTTCGACGTGGTGCCGGCGGATGTTGTGGACCTGGTGTGCGCGATGGTCGGTGCGGCTTTGGCTGCCGCTGACGGTGGCGGGTACGCGTCTACGACGGGCAAGACGTACGAGTCGATCGATGACTACCGGGTTGGGTTCACGGTGGGTGCGGATGCGGTGGCTTCTGTGATGGAGGTTCCGCCGCGCACGGCTAAGTCGTTGCGGCGCCGCTTCGGCCCGTCGGGGCTGGGCGTTGTGGGTGTGATCGAGTGACGGCGGCGGCTGCGCTTCGTCAGGGGCGGCGCATGGCTGAGTCGCTGATGGTTGACGCTGTCACGGTGGCTCGTG